GGAGTAAACGAAATCAAAAATGCTAAATTAATTCTATGGTAATCACCAGTTATAACATCTTTTACTTTGATGAATCTAGCGTTCATAAACACCTCTAAAAAAACAGAGAAACGTGTCAGCGTGGCCGAGGAGCGTCGCCTTACNNCTCTTGTACCACAAGGCTTCCACGCCTCTCTGCAAGCCAATACTAAACTCAATTTTAAAATTAATTCAAATGAAAAAAACCAGAACGCTCATAACATTCTGGCCTAGAAAGGAGTATTCATGTCCAAACAAATACCCGAGCTTTAATCTCATCACAATAATTCCCACCTTTCAAGACCTCAAAAATCTATTTAATTTCTATAGGTTTCATATAGTTTTTTCTCATCCCAAACTGATCTCGTGGATCAAACCCAAGAAAAAGAAGAATCAAAAAACAGTAAAGAAGATATCATTTCGACCGCTATTGCTCGCTTTAGAGAAGCTGAAGAGGCTACTCGTGACATTCGAGACCTTGGTGATGAGGATATAAAATTCATCGCTGGTGAGCACTGGCCCGATGATATCAAGAATCTAAGAAAATCAGAAGGCCGCCCTGTAATTACCATCAATCGATGTCCACAAATCATCAGAAACGTCACAAACGATCAAAGACTCAATCGGCCTGCTATTAAAGTTTATCCTGTGGACGACAAAGCCGATCCTGTTACGGCTAAAATTCTTCAAGGTTTGATCAGACAAATTGAAAACGAATCAAATGCAGAAATCGCTTATGATACCGCTTTCGATAACGCTGTAAAAAGATCTTATGGATATTGGAGAATTGTCACAGAATATGAGTCCCCGATTTCATTTAAACAAAAGATCTTAATTAAAAGGATTAGAAATCCCAATTCTGTTTTACTTGATCCTTTTTCAAAAGAAAAAGACGGCTCAGATGCTAACTGGGGATTCATCTTTGATGATATTTCTCATGATGAGTACAAAAAAGAGTACGGAGAATCAGAGCTAGCAAAGTCTAGCGATTTCTTTTTAGATGGCAGAGATGCTCCTGGCTGGATTTCAGAGAAAACATGCAGAATTGCTGAGTATTTCGTTAAGGAATATGAAGACGCAATTATTCATTTACTGAGTGATGGCGAAGTCGTTCTACAAAATAGCTTAGAGAAATATCTCGACGGCATGAAACTAACAGGCAAGCTTGTTGTCCCTGTTCAAAAAAGAAAAACAAGAATCCCAGTCATTAAGTGGTACAAAACAAATGGAATTGAGATCTTAGAAGAAAATATTTTTCCAGGTCGCTACATTCCTATTGTACCTGTTTACGGTGATGAGCACGACATCAATGGAAAGCTAATCCTAGAGTCTGTGATCCGTCACTCTAAAGACTCTCAGAGAATGTACAATTACTGGAAGTCTACAGAGACCGAGACAATCACACTTGCGCCTAAAGCTCCGTTTATCGCAGCAGAAGGGCAAATACCAAATGAATATGCTGGAATGTGGAGATCAGCTAACCACAAAAATCATGCTTATTTAATTTATAAACCTACTACTCATGAGGGCCATTTAGTTCCACCCCCACAAAGACAAGTTTTCGAGCCTCCTGTGCAAGCTGTTACTCAAGCCTCAATGCTTGCTTCAGAAGACATCAAAAATACTTCCGGTGTTACTGATGCAGCAATGGGAAATCGCTCTAATGAGCAATCAGGACTTGCGATTAACTCTCGCGCTCAACAAGCACAGAGAAATAATTTCCATTTTACTGATAACCAAAATCTTTCAATCAAACACACTGGCAGGATCTTGGTCGATATCATTCCTATTGTTTATGACACGCCTCAAGCGATCAGAATTCTAGGAGAAGATAACGAAGGCGAAATCGTAAAAATCAATGAAATGTTCACTTACAAAGGTGAGCAAAAGCGATTTGATTTTAGTATCGGCAAATATGATGTCGTCTGTGAAACTGGACCTGGCTTTGCGACTAAACGTCAAGAGGCTCAACAATCAATGCTTGAGATTTCAAAAGTTAATCCTCAAGTCATGGGCGTTGCTGCTGATCTTATTGTTAAAAACATGGACTGGCCTGGTGCTACCGACATCGCTGAGCGCTTAAAGAAAACCCTGCCTCCTGGTATTGCAGAAAATAACGAAGAAACGAAAATTCCTCCTGAAGTTCAAGCTCAAATGCAGCAAATGGATCAGATGATTGCTCAGTTAACTGAAAAACTTAATGAGCAAAATGAACTTGTTAACACCAAGAAAATGGAACTCGAATCTAAAGAGCGCATCGAGCAAGCAAAATTACAAAATGCTTTAGTCATCGAACAATTAAAACTTCAAGGAGCAGCGGCAAATCAACTTCTAGCTGCTGAGCTTGCAGACATCAAACATCGACTTCAATTACTCGATGTGAACCAGCCAATTAATGACGATTTTAACGAGTCTGTCCCTGATCAGGATGCGATTCAAAACGAAAACTATGAACAACAACCTATCGGTGGGGCCTCACCGAGTCAACCCTATGGAGAAATGCCATGAGTATTACTGTAGTTTCTAATGAAAAGCCAAATCAATCTGTGCCTGCTGAAAAAGCTGAGCTGGAAAATGGCAAATCAAAAGAAAACAAATCCGCATCTGCTCACCAAGATGAGCTAGATGAAAACCTATCAGAGGACTCGGAAGCCGCTGAAAATGATTCAGATGTAGATTCTGAAGGTGATGAAAATGAGTCACAAGATGAATCTAAAAACGATAAGCCAAAGAAAAAAGGCGGCTTTCAAAAAAGAATTTCTAAGCTTACTGCAAGAGCGTCTTCGGCTGAAGCTGAGCGCGATTATTGGCGTGAGCAAGCATTAAAAAGAAATGCTCAGGAGCAACAAGCACCTAAAGAAACTTCTAAAAATGAAAGTAAAGCTGATGGCAGACCTAATCCCGATGATTTCGATACCAATGCTGAGTATATCGACGCATTGACAGATTGGAAACTTGAGCAACGCGAAGCTAAAGCCAAAGCTGAGAGTGAAAAAAATCAAGCTAAGACTGAAGAGCAAAAACGTGCTGAAACTTTCCAAAATAAAATCAATGAGTTCAAAAAAGAACACGCTGATTTTGAAGATGTCATTGATTCATGTGAAGTTGATCTTTCAAAAGATCTTCAAAGCATGATTTTAGAGTCCGATCTTGCGCCTCAACTAATGTACGACCTGGCTAACAAACCAGAAGAAATTGAAAGGCTTAATAGTCTAAAAGGATTTCAACTAGCTAAAGCTCTGGGCGTATTAGAAGACCGCTTATCAAAAAATTCTGAATCACAAAAAGAAAAACCAAAAACAAGCAAAGCGCCAGCGCCAATTACACCAGTTGGTGGAAAATCAGCAAATACAGCTCGCAAGAGCATTTATGACTCTGATCTTTCTCAAGCTGAGTATGAAGCATTAAGGCGTGAGCAGATGAAGGCTAAGCAAGCATAGGGCTTCTTAGCAAAAAATAAACTTTAACCTTTGTCCCATAACTAGGGACCAGGAGAAAATAAAATGTCAAATTTATTATTAACGGACAACGTGATTCTTAAAGAAACCATGATGAGTTTAAAGAATCATTTAGTCTTAACAAAAAATGCTTCTAAAGAGTACAGCAATCAGTTTGCTGAAAAGGGCGCAAAAAAAGGCGACACTATCAACATCAGAAAGCCACTTCGTTATGAAGTAACAGAGGGCGCCGCTTTAAATATTCAAGATAGCCAAGATCAATCAATCGCATTGACTCTTGATAAGCATTATCATGTTGGAATGGCTTTCTCTGAAAAAGATAGAACTCTTTCTATTGATAGGTTCAGAGAAAGATATATTGAGCCCGCAACAATCGCATTAGCTAACAAAATTGACTCTCAGTTTTATACAGACATGTATAAACAAGTTTTCAATGCAGTTGGCGTTCCTTCTGCTTCTGCGCTTCCTTCAACTTTAAAAGGATTCTCTCAAGCTAAGGCAAAAATGGCTTTGTTAGGCGCTCCTAAGGGAACTTACTCTGCTATCGTTGATCCTTTAGTTGAGGCGTCTCTTGTAGACGGTCTTAAGGGCTTATTCCAGTCTTCTGAACAAATTGCTAAGCAATACGAAGAGGGCGTAATGGGAATGGCAGCTGGATGTAAATTCATGATGAGCCAAAACGTGATTAAACACACAATTGGCGCATTAGGTGGAACTCCTGCTGTGAAAACTACAATTACAGCTCAAGGCGCGACTGCTATTGCGGTTGACGGCTCTTTGGGAGCTTCAGTTACTGGGTATCTTAAAAAAGGTGATGTTATCACTATTGGAACAATCCAATCTTTAAACCCACAAACTAAGCAACCTACAGGTGAGTTAGCTCAGTTTGTTGTTACCGCTGACACAGATGCAGTATCTAACGAAATTGCATCTCTTCCTATTTCTCCTGCGATCTACACAACTGGTGCTTATGCTAACTGCTCTGCGCTTCCTGCTGATGGCGATGTAATCAAGATTTTTGGTCACGCATCTTCTTACGCTGGTGTAATTGCTCCGCAAAACTTGGTATTCCACAAATCTGCATTTGCATTCGGATCTGCTGATTTTGAATTACCAACTGAAGGCGTAAAAGCATCTCGCGCAGTTGATGAAGACGCTGGTTTGTCATTAACCATGACTTCTCAGTTCGATATTAGCAATTACAGAACCATTCACAGAATTGATTTCTTGGGTGGCTGGAAGTGCGTTTATCCAGAACTTGCAGCAAGAGTTGTTGGACAACCTGCTTAATAAAAATGTGGCCTGATTTTTTCGGGCCACTTCTTTCAACATTAACAATTTTAAGGAGATTAAAAAATGAATACAGCTACAGATTCTTTAGAGACAAACACGCCTAAGTCAAGCGGAGGTTTTGCTTGTGGACAATCAGCAAGTGATCTTGTTGGTTTTTACGGAGCGACTCCTATCGCTCAGCCTTCAGGTGCTGCTCAAGCGGCGGTAACTGATGCTTCTGGCGGTACAGCATCCGCGACAAATGGAATTTTAACGTTAACTGGTACGTACAATAGCACCATTTTAGCAAATGCAATTGCGACTCTAACAGCGCAATCAAATGCTTTAAGAAACGCTCTTGTGAGTGTTGGTATCATCAAAGGTTCAGCATAGTGAAAATTCTCGTCGCTATTCCCGTTTACGATGGAAAACTGCAAGTTGAAACCGTTCGGTGTTTACTGAATGAGCAGGCGCTTTCGTTTGCGAGTGGCGACGAGATCCTAATTAGATTTTTACCTTCATGTTCTCATGCAGCCATGGGGAGAAATCAACTTGCTCAAGATTTTATGGATGCAGATTGCGAAAGATTAATTTTTCTAGATGCTGATGTCACATTTGAGCCAGGATCTATTTTAAAAATTGCAAAACACAAAATGCCTTTTGTGGGCGGAGCTTACAGATTCAAGATTGAAAATGAAATGTACCCCGTTGGCTGGCTAGACA